GGTGTGGTGTACGCAAGACGCATACATTGCGGTCGGTGAAGGCGTAACAGCAACTTCTGCTAGTACCCCAATCCCTGCCTATACCCCGATTCCTTTTACAGTATCCAATACAGTAACGGCCCCATGGCGTGTTAGCGCACTGCGTGTGGGTGTCGATGGTATTGTGTACGCTAAACCGATTAATTTCAGATGAGTTTTGGAATTAACGGTCGAGTTGGATTAGCTTTAGGGCTAGGCAATTTGCTTTCGTTCTTTTCTGTGTACGCGCGTGACCAAGAGTTTATTAATTTAGCAACTGAAAATAATGATAACCTCGTCCAAGAGGACGGCGGTTTTATTTTAGTGTAAGGATACGTAATGCCAACAGTTACCCTTTCAATATTTGCTGGCGTAGGCGCGCAGTTATTTGATGACAGCGGCAATGTTCTTACTGGCGGTAAAATTTACACTTATGAAGCGGGTACAACTACCCCTCTTGCATCTTACACATCTAGCGCTGGCGATATTGCGCATTCAAACCCCATTATTTTAAATGCGGCGGGTAGGGTACCAACGGGCGAAATATGGCTTGACTATACAAAGCTGTACAAATTTATTGTACGAACGTCTACCGATGTTTTAATAGCTACATACGATAATGTTGGCGGTAGTTTTAACGCGTCACCTATTATTGCTAACTTTACAGGCACAGGATCGCAAGTAAACTTTAATTTGTTGTCTGCCCCTGCTAATGAAAATAGCACGCAAATATACATTAACGGCGTGTACCAGCAAAAAAATACATATTCTGTTGCTGGAACTGTAATTACATTTTCAGAAGCCCCGCCATTTACATCAACAATTGAAGTTAATTATGTTTAAAGGAACACATCATGGCTGATGTCAAAATTTCAGGTTTACCCGCTTCAACAACCCCACTTGCGGGTACTGAAGTATTACCAATTGTTCAAGGTGGCGTAACTAAACAAGTTAGTGTCAATAATTTAACTGCTGGTAAAGCCATTGAAGGGTTAAGTTTAACCTTAACATCAACGGACGCAGGCGCTAGTCAAGCCCCAACTATTGATTTATACCGTGACTCTGCAAGCCCTGCGGCAAGCGATACGATTGGCGAAATTGAATTTAATGGTGAAGATTCGGTTGGCAATAAACAGGCTTATGCGCTACTTCACGGGTCTATCCTTAGCCCAACATCGGGCGCTGAACAAGGCCAAATCCATTTTGAGACCGCAACTGCTGGGGCGTTAACTGAAAAGATGATTATCGGCACGACCAATCTTGTGATTAACGAGATAGGTGCAGTATTTAACGTGAGGATTGAAGGTGATACAGATGCAAACTTGTTTTATACAGACGCAACAAATGACAAGGTTGGTATTGGCACAGCTAGCCCAGCTGAAAAACTAGATGTTGTAGGTAAAATTAAAGTATCCGACAACATAGTAATCGGCACATCTGGCAAAGGCATCGACTTTTCTGCCACATCTGGAACTGGCACAAGTGAGGTGTTGGCTGACTATGAAGAAGGCACATTTACACCAACCCTTGTTTACAGCGGCATAAACACACCAACATATGCAACTCAATTAGGTCGATACACCAAAATTGGCCGAATGGTTCAAGTGCAAATGTATTTGGCTTGGAATGAAAACGGCTCAACGGGTAATGTAACTCTTGCCTCTTTACCGTTTACTTCAGTAACAAGTACCGCTAGAGCAGTTCCATCAATTCTTTCTTATGGATTATTGGTGGTAACTTCATCGGTTACTGGTTTTGTCAACAGCAACGCAACTACCATGAGTTTATTTCTTAACGACAATGCCGCTACAGCATTGTCTGCGACCAACACTGACAACGACCAAGATATGTACGTCACTGTCACTTATGAAGCAGCTTAAAGGATAAATCATGTCTCTCACCAAAGTCTCTTTTTCAATGATTCAAGGCGAAGTCGTAAATGTCTTGGATTATGGCGCTGTGGGTGATGGTGTGACTGATGACACTGCCGCAATTAATGCCGCACTTGCAACATACAAAAGCGTTTATTTTCCTAACGGCACATACATGACTACTGGCAACCATGAGTTGCTATTTCAACACCCAAGCACTAGCGTAATACTGCGCCAGTCTTTAATTGGTGAAGGCAATGCTGTCATCAAAAAATTGTCTGGCACAAATGTATTGCTAAAGTGTCAGCAACAAACGCAAGCAAGAATTAGCAATTTAACTTTTGATGGCAACAATCTTGGCGGCAGTGCTATTTTGTGGCGGGGTCATTATTCTTTGCTTGAACGTTTAAAATTTAGAAACCAAGGTGGTACTTCATACGCACTATGGTTCTCAGGCGTTAATACTTCGCAATTTAACGATCTTGAATTTGGTGATTCTAATTACGGCGTTATTTTGCTTGACAACGTAAATGACCCAGTACCTCAAAGTTATGCAATGTTGTATAGCGATATTTTTAAAATGCAAACGGGTTCAACGGACGGCGGTTCCGTTGTTAAATTTGCACCTGGGTCAACGGTTATATCAGTCACGTTTAACGATGGCTTGTGGGAAGGGGATACAGGTGGGTCTGTACCTGTTATTGACTTAGACGCGCAGCTACAAAAATCCATTACGTTTAATAACATTACCGGTGAATACGCTGATTTAGGTTCTCAGCCGTTTATTTCTATCCGCGGTGACGAAAGCGTTGATATTGCTTTTGAAGGTGGGTATTGGGTATCAAATTTTGCTCAATTAATAACAACACCAACAGTTAAAACAGACGTTTTTGTTCGTGGGTTGACTATTAATAATGTTTATTTTTCAGAAAATTTTGCAACGCCAACATCGGCTGGGCGACTTTTAATAGAATTGGAAGATTCGCGCAACGTTGTAATAACTAACTGTACAACGCAATTTATTAACGACTATGTATTTGTCGATGCGCGATCAACAAACTCGAATTCGTATGTAACGCTTTCTAATAATTTTCAATACAACATCAATTTTGGCCCTGGGCAAAATTTTGCGGGTATAGCAACTTGTACGTTGCAAAACGATTTTACTAACGTGTCCAACACAAATATGTTGGTCAATGTTTCATCGACTCAAAAATATTCGATAGAAAATAGCGCACAAGTTAGGTCTGCACGCGCTGCTGGCGGGATAACGGTTGCTGATGATGGTTTCTATGACATTCATGGTGATGGCGGTGTAAGCGCTGCTGGCGATTGGTCTGGCACAATTACCGTTCGTTGCGGCGCTTTATCAGCAACTAGCAAAAACAATTTTGCAACTTTTTACGCGCAAACAGGGTCGTCTGCAGGTGTTCCTGACCATGCCGATATTTTAGTTGGGTCAAACGTAGAAATTCTTGACCAAGATAACGCGGTTGCCGCGTTAGCCAACACAACCGATGGGCGGCTTGGCGTTCAAATTGGGTACGCTGGTGGCGGTGCAAATAGATATATTCGTGTTTTTAACAGAACTGGTGCAGAAGTAACTTTATTTGCTGACGTATTATTAATGATTTAAATTTTGGAGATTAAAATGGCGCTAGAAAAAAAAGAAATAGTAGATTTAATAGAAGTGGTTGAGAATGGTAGCGTTCAAGTACGTACCAAGACGGCTATTTTGGAAGATGGCAAAGAGATTAGCAGCAAGTTTCACCGCCATGTAGTTGCCCCTGGCGCCGACTACAGCGCTGAAGATGCTAAGGTACAGGCTATCTGTGCGGCAACCCACACTCCAGAAGTTATTGCAGCTTACAAAGCAGCGCTTGACGAATCAAAAGTTTAAGAATATATTTTGTGATAATCGTACTGGTGCGACACACCAGGGTTTCTAAGGAAACATTGAAATGGACGAAAGTCAAGAAGTAATCCAAGCGGAAGTACCTGAAGTACCCGCGCCGGAACTGGAAGCTACGGCAGCCCCAGAACCCGCAGTAACAGATGCGCCGGAAGAAACGCCAGTTGAACAGGCAGCTAAAGTATTCACACAAGAAGAACTAGACGCCGCGATTGGTAAACGCCTTGCAAGAGAACAACGTAAGTGGGAAAGAGAGCAGCGCCTAAAAGCTGAGGAAACGAAGCTAAAGGCTAGTGTGCCTGCCGAACTCCCGCCTGCCGATTCGTTTGAGTCGCCTGAAGCATACGCCGATGTATTGGCTGAAAAAAAGGCATACGAGCTAATCGAGAGGCGTGAGCAGGCGAGAGCGCAAGCTGAACTTATTGAGCAGTATCACGAACGGGAAGAAGAAGCGCGGAATAAGTATGACGATTTTGAACAAGTCGCCTACAACCCCAAGCTCCCAATTACCGACATGATGGCTCAAACAATTCAGGCTTCAGATGTTGGCCCCGATATGGCTTATTACCTAGGGTCTAATCCGAAAGAAGCGGAGCGTATTTCCAAATTACCGCCATTTTTGCAGGCAAAAGAGATTGGCAAAATTGAAGCTAAATTAAGCGACAATCCGCCAGTTAAAAAGACTTCAAACGCCCCGGCGCCTATTGCCCCGGTGACGGCACGAACCTCTGGTTCGCCTGCATTTGATACAACTGACCCTCGGTCGATTAAGTCGATGAGTACGTCAGAATGGATTGAAGCAGAACGCCAACGCCAGGTTAAAAAGCTCGAGGCTATGAGAAACCGCTAAAACTTTTTGAAAGGCTATCATGGCAAACTCAATATTAACCATTGACATGATTACTCGTAAGGCCCTTGAAATCCTTGAGAATAATCTTGTCTTAACCCGTAACGTAAACCGTGCGTATGACGACAGCTTTGCTGTTGAAGGCGCAAAAATCGGTTCTACCTTGCGTATTCGTCTACCAGACCGCGCTTTGGTAACTGACGGTGCCGCCCTGCAAGTTCAGGACGACAACGAGCAGTTCACCACCTTGACTGTATCGAATCAAAAGCACATTGGTGTTAACTTCACCACCGCTGAGATGACTATGCAGTTAGATGACTTCGCAGAGCGTGTTCTAAAGCCCCGTATTAGCCAGTTGGCATCGTCTATCGACGCTGACGTAGCTAACAGCTTTAAGAACATTTATCAATCCGTAGGTACTCCTGGCGTTACCCCAGCGACTTCGGCTGTTTTGTTGGCTGCTCAACAAAAGCTCAATGAAGCTGCTGCCGTAATGTCCCCACGCTACGCTACCGTTAACCCAGCTGCAAACGCTGGCTTAGTAGAAGGCATGAAAGGTCTTTTCAACCCAACCGATACCATCTCCAAGCAGTTCAAGAACGGCATGATGGGTATGGGCGTATTGGGCTTTGACGAGATCAACATGAGCCAATCTATTAAGCAGTTTACAACTGGTTCACGCAACGCGACTGGTACTGTTGGCACCACCGTAACCGCCGAAGGTTCACAAACCATCGTGTTGGCTGGTGTTGGTAACGCATTGACCATTAAGGCTGGTGACGTATTTACTGTAGCTGGCGTATTTGCTGTTAACCCACAAACCCGCGAGTCTACTGGTTCACTCCAGCAGTTCGTAGTAGTTGCGGATACAACATCTACATCAGGCGGCGCTGCGACTGTAACCGTTAGCCCAGCAATGTACACTTCTGCCCATGCGCTTGCAACGATTAATTCGTTCCCTGCCAGCGGTGCAGTAACTACATTCGTTGGTGCTGCTTCTAGCCAATACCCACAAAACTTGATTTATCACAAAGATGCGATCACTTTTGCGACCGCTGACTTGTTGATGCCTCAAGGTGTAGACATGGCTTCACG